ATCGCAGCAAGGAACTCTTTATTGTTGACGTAGTATTCTGTCTTTTTTCTTTTCATTACTGCGGGTGCCATGGTTTAATGCCATAATCATGTACTAATGATAACACAAGAAAATGAATTTGTAAAGGGGGCTTGACAAACCTGATAAACCTGAGTAGGATAACTCTGTAAGGGTTCAAGAGGAGGTTGTAGCTTTTAACTCTTATTAAAAATATCCTCTAAGGATTTTTTCATTTCCCTGATGGAACCTAGGTATCCAGATGATCTAGGTAACTTATTACCCCTGCCCGTTAGAGTTTTTCCATTCTCTAAACGTTGCAGGGTTTTTTCATAGAATTCTTGGATAGGTCCATCAACTTCACTTATTGTAATAATATGATGTCTATTTAAAATGAACATGTTGTCAAACGTCGCCGCAACCCACTCTCTAAAAGAAAAACCAGATATTTCTAACTGACCCTTCTTCTGTTTTGCAATGTCAACTTGAAGAGGATTTTCTAACAATACTTTATCCTCATCTTCTAAGTAGCAAACTTTTGCTACTATTTCTTCACCAGAAATTAATTTTACAGTTGCTAGGAAATCTTCATCCATATTAGTTTGCTCTAAGGTTTACTCTAATAACCTCATACTTAAAGTTTTCATCATTATAAATGTTAACTCTCTCATTCAAATGTCTGAGTGTATAGTTTTGACCGCCAATATTATCAGCAATGTCATATAAGGTTGCAATGTCTTTGCCTTCTCCTTTTCTTAGAACCCTTCCAATTGATTGGAGGTTTCTAATTCTTGATTTAGACGGAGATGCGAATACGATGTTGTGAAGACGTTTAATGTTAATTCCAGTTGAGAAGGTGCCGTAACTGGCAACGATGATAGCATTAGATTCTGTCTCTGTAATTTTGCGAACTTCTTCACGGTCTTCTACGTCAGTTGAACCATGAACAAAAAATAGTTTTCGTTCAGGGTCTATGATGCTATTTATTAGTTCATAAAGTGGCTCTCCGTGCTTCTCTACATAGTTAAATAGAACTAGGGTATTGCCTTTAATATCTTTAACAAGATTTTTGATAAGGTTATTTCTTCCTTTATGTGATACAAGATACTCCATCTCATCATGATATGTGTCAAAATGCTGAGGAGCATGTTTACAAAGTAGAACTTTTATCCTAAACTTAGATAAGTAACCTTCTTTAATTAATGAATCAGTTTTTGTCACTTGTTCACAATCACCAAATAATCCTTCTAGTACCCATTTATGAGTTTTGCTTCCGTCTAGGGTACCAGTAAAACCAAATCTATACTTAGCATTATGCAACTTAGTCATGATGCCAGTAAGTGATTTACTCTTGAATAGATGTGCTTCATCACCAATGACACAATCTATATCGTCAAAATATCTCTTGGGGAATTTGTAAATCGATTGCCAAGTTGATATAATAATATTTTTATCAGTAATCTTATCCTTACCACCGTAGATCTTATGAATAAAAGAATCAGCGTCCCACCCGTAGTCAGCGAAATCGCTAACCATTTGCTCAACAAGGGAAGTAGTTGGGACGACTATAAGTATCTTCTTTGCGGTGGCGGCATAGTATCTGACTATGGAGTAGATCATAAGAGACTTCCCAGATCCCGTAGGAGAAAGAAGTAATTTACGATTATTTTTTAATGCCTCGTACACTGCCTTGTATTGGTATGGACGGGGTTTTATATTACAAACTCTATCCATAAAAGTTTTAACACCTGCTGGTGATACAAAACCATTAGGATCATCAACATCTCCATACCAATCATTCTTTTCATAAAAAACATTATACTGTCTTTCATATGCCCATAGCTCTAAGTGTTTTCTTAGACCATGATACAACTCACCTGTGCCTGGTGAATACAAACGAATAGTTCCATCCCAGTATTTGTATCTGGGATTCTTTTTTAAGAACTTAGCTTCAGGAACTTCAAATGTAAAGTAGTCAGACAATTCCTGATGAACATGAGGTTCTTTAGAATGAATAGTAATGTAAACTTCATTCTTCTTTTTAATAGTTAGATTAGACATCATTGACCATTAACAAATTTTTCCCATTCAATAGCACTCTTGACTTGGAATCCTCTGTTTGAAATTTGACGCATGACTTGATCCAACCAGTACAACATCTGATCTAGATATTTGATCTTCGCCTCAAGTTGGATGATCTCATCATCGCTCTCAAGGTAAGTTTTCATTTCAGCGGAAGATAATCTTGATCCAAATGGTTTAGCGGCGTATGTCTTAGCGTCTGCCTCGCCAGAGTAATACTCACGCTTTATTCTAACCAATTTACGGATCTCAAATTCAAGTGAAGATTTAATCTGTGAGATATCAGTGTAATGGTTTAAGTATTTATTGTGTTGAAAAGGGATGTCTAAAGCTAGTTGTCCCAGATCTGCACTGTATTCTTTGTTCTTAAACTGAAAGTCCACATGACTATCTTCTGTCCAATCTGCTCTCAGTTTTTCAAATTTATTACGAAGAGATTCAAAATTCATAAGGATTTCATAGATTTATCACGAAGGAAGAACTGCTGGTGCTTGAATGTCACCTCTGCAGTAATGTATTCAACATCAGTTATTGTAGCATCAAACTGTAGGTTACTTAAAGATACAGGAAATATATCTCTGTACTCTACAATGAATGCTGGATTGTATTGGGAGGTAACGATATGTAGCTGTGCGTTAGTATAGATGTTATCTTCTAGTGTCTCTCTTGCCATTTGATCTGCATTACCATTATCCCTCATCCATTTATGAATAGCGTTATAATTTACTAGATCTTCGTCAACAATAAAACGTACATTAAAATCTCCAAATGTTACTCCACCACCAGGAACGATAGGTAAATTTCTCCAACGACTTGCTACTTCTGTAGTTGGCATTTGTATGTCAGGGACATTTGCTGTTTGACAAAAGAAATCTACTCCTTCAAACTTTTCCAGTTTTAGGAGATAACCAATAGGGTTTAAAAAATTCCTATTCCTAGGTTGTTCTTTATACCATTCAGCAGACATATCAACTTCCCAAGCTATTAGTATTTATGGAATGCGGAAGGTACCTGTTTTAATTTATCGATAACATCAACTTCTACTCTACTAACAATTTGATCTAACAGATCTATATCTATATGCATAAATGGTGGAATGATACCAAGTAAGCGAAGCAATCCATCAACAAACAATGCTAGTGTTGTAAATCCTAGTATCATACTAAGTACAGTAGCATCACGATTATGCTTTGCCATTGATTCTTCATCAATCTTCTTTGCTTCTTCTACAGCAGTTTCTACTGCTTTTGCAATTAGTATGTCAACTTCTTGTTTCGTATAGCTATTCGGATTCGGGTCTGCTTTCATGTTTACAAAAGCTTTCCCAGTCCGAGATTGAATCTGAGTCATCGTTCTTATTTTTATTATCTAGGTAGGAAAGTTTGATTCCTCTTGATTTTAGCACAATTTTCTTCGCTTCTGTCATCTCTTCATGATAAAAGATAATTATTGAATCATTTATCCCTTGATCACCACTCATCCGAATCCTCCTGTTTGTCGTCCCATACTTCGTATGGTCCTCTTTGCATACGTTTTAGTTTCTCAGTTTCAGATCTGTATGATGCTGTCTCTGAAATCCACAACGCTAATTTAATCACTACAAAAATTGCTGCTAATGGTGTTAAGCATAGTAGCAGTATAAACGTATAATTTTCATTGATAGTATTCATCTAATACGTCAAGTGTTCTATTTAGGTATTCGTTCGCTCCAATGCATTCCCATTGACCCTTTTCGCCAATCTCACACTTGTAGTGTAATTCTCTTTTGAGTTGCATGAGTCTAGAAGTCATGTCAACTTTAGTTAGTCTACCGTTCATATGAAAAAGGTATCACTGCCATTATTTAGGTGTATAAAAAAAGACCCCCCTGTAGGGAGGTCTTGATTTGTGTATATACAACCTTGATTATGTAAGGTTTGCAACACGTACACGTCTGTAATACTGGTTCTTATTATGAGTAAGAGCTTCAGCATCAGGTGTAGATCCGTTAAGTACAAATGGGTTAGCAACCATACCGTATCTAGTCTTGAAGCCAATCTTGGGCTGGAAGGTAGATGGGTCAATGCTTCTGAGCATTTGTAGGGGAACGTATGGGCAGTAGAACAGTCCACTGTCATAAGGTGAAGAACCCTTGTATCCAACAACATAGTAGTGTGTGTTAGAAACGTTAGCAGAATAAGGATCAACAAAGACCTTGATTCTTCCGTTCATTGTACCTACAAGTAGGTTTCCAGTGTCATCAACTTCACCAATGGAAGGTCCACCAGCACCTTGAAGACCTGAAGAATAGTCAAGAGTACCACTCATAGCAAGAGCAGAAGCTACATCAGCAGAAGTGATGATGAAGTTGC